ACTGGTCGACGCCCGGAATAGTAGATGTGAAATCCGGGCCCCATCGATGCCCAATCCTGAAGGACGAGCCGCAAGGCGCCGTCATCAAGATGGGGCCGAAGGATAGGCTCGGCGCCGTAGATTATTCCGACACCGCTCAGGGCCAGGCTGAGCGCTGCGTGGCCTTCGTCGACGGTGACTGGACCTGGGGCAGCGATCTCCATCACTTCGGCGCCGCGCTCAAACTCCCAGTCGTAAAGCAGCTCGTTGCCCAGCCGGATGCGGATGCAGCGATGCCGCTCCAAGTCTTGCGGCGCTGTCGGCGTGCCAAAGCGTTCCAGATAGGCCGGCGACGCCGCCGTTACCCAGCGGATGTCAGGTGACAGCCGTTGGGCAATCATGTCCACGGGAACGGTGCCCCCGTAACGAATGTCGGCGTCGAAGCCGCCGGCGATGACGTCGATCAGACGGTTGCTGACACTGATGTCCACCTCAACGTCGGGATATCGCTCGACGAATGTCGGCATGACCGGTTCGAGCAGAAGCGCGACCGCATCACCAAGGACGTTGATCCGCACGCGGCCGGACGGCGTATCGCGGAACCTGTTGAGGTTGTCGGCGGCCTGGCTGATCGCCTCCAGCGGCCCTTCGATCGACGACCGGAGCTCCTCACCAGCCGAGGTAAGGGTCACGCTGCGAGTGGTCCTGTTCAGCAATCGGACGCCACGGCGGGCTTCCAGCGCCGAGATCGCGTGACTGAGAGCAGAGGCGGTAGCGCCGCCGTGGAGTACGCGCCGCGCGGGCTGGCCTCTCGGACAGAACGCGCCTTCATCGCCCGATCCGCACCGTGATCGGGCAATGGTCAGACGGATGCTCGGCTTCGGGCGCTCCGCCGTAGAGGTATTCCTCGAACAAGCCCGGCTGGACTCGCGCGGTCGCTCCGGCGCCGGTTGCGATGAAGTCGATAAACTCGCGATATCGGGCCTTGCAGCCAGCCGGGCGGTCACCCGACGCCAGCGTCAGGGTCGAGCCCTGCGGATCTCCGTCGTTGAGGTCGGTGAGGAAGGCGTCGTTACGACTGGCGAGGCGACGGTTCCAGTCCCCGAACAGGCCGGGTCGACCGCGGCATTCTCCACTTCGCGTACTGGGCGGGCGGGTCGACATCACGACATCATAGATCGCCGGATCGAAGACTCGTTCGGCCGCCGCCTGGCTCTGCACCTCTTGGAAGGCGACGACATCGGCGTCGAGCGCTTCCGCGTGTCGGCGCAGCTCCGCATAGTTCACCTCGGTGCGCGGGCTGCAGCCCTCCCCGTCCCGTTCCGCGAGATGCTCGAGGTTCCAGCTCGCGATCTTGAGCCCTGCCGCATCGCGGCTCGGCATGATGGCGGTGCATCCGGACAGCAGGGCGGCGGCCAGGGAGAGCGCGATCAGAGACTTCATGGTCGAACTCCGGGCTGTGAAGGGTGCGGCCCGGCCGACGGCGGTCGGCGCAGGCCGCGGCCGGTCGCGAGGTCGGTCGCGGTCCGGCAGCCCCGGCTATCGCAACACAGCGATTCCCGCGACAGCTATCGGATCGCGGGCACGCGCGGTCTAGTGTCCGATCGCTCGACCGGACCAGGCTTCATCGAATGACCGACCGCTTTTCACCCTTCATCGTCAGCGCGCTCGTCGATACGATCACGGGAGGGGCCGCCGGCGTCGCCAATGCGCCGCCTCCGATCGGCGTGTACAGGTCAGGCCCGCAGATCGAGCAGTTCTTCTTGTCCTGCGGTATCGACATGCAGGTAGGCGCCGTCTCTCGCGTGCCCGCCGCGACCGCGGCGATCCGGGACGCTATGCGGCGACCGGAAGGGGACAAGGCGATCGAACGGCTGATCGTGACGGTATGCGATCCGCGCGAGTATCTGGCGGAGCCGGACAAGGCGGTCGCGGTTCGCGAGCGGTTGAACGCGGCCCTGGAGCCGGACGGCCTCTCGGTCACTGTCGTGGGCGGCAAGGCGATCCTGGTCGAGCGGCAGCAGAACGGTCTCGTGGTCGAGCCCTTCCTGGCCAAGGTGCAGACGATCGACTTCGACACGGTGCAGGTCGAGATCGCCCGCGCTTTGCCGAACCTGAAGACCGATCCGGAGGATGCGCTCACGGCAGCGTCTTCCTTGATCGAGGCGGTGTGTCGTTCGATCCTCATCGAGCTCAATCAGCCCCTTCCGCCGCGAAAAGACATCGAGGGCTTGCTCAAGGCGGTGCAGGAACAGCTTCATCTGTCGCCGGGCCGAAGCGATCTGCCACCGGAAATCGAGATGGACGTCCGCCAGATTCTCGGTGGGCTGACCTCCGTCATCAAGGGCGTTGGGGCCCTGCGCACCCACGGCGGCGACGCGCATGGGCGCGAGAAAGGGTTTCAGCGCATCGACGGCCGTATCGCCCTGCTTGCCCTGAACGCGGCCAGTACGGCCGCCCTCTTCCTGATCGAAACCTGGGAACGGCAGCAGCGCCGCGCACTGCCGTCCCACGCCTCCTGATCGACGGCCCGCCGGAGCGGGCGATCAGCTCGCGTCAGGCGCCTCATTCGTATTTGACAGTCCACCGGACGCCTTCACGGCCGAGAAGACCTGAAGCACGTAGTCCGCCATGATCAGGACGTTCACGCTGCTCTGATGGCTGTCATAGTCGACCAGGCCGTGGATCGCGGCATGGCGGTTGGGGACCGGGTCGTTGCGAGCGGCCTCAAGCGCGTCGGCGGTCTTCACCCGCGAATACAGGTGGTCATCCAGGCACTGGAATAGCGTCATGCCGTGGAACCCGCCCGGCTCGATCTGGTCGGCGTAGAGTTCGCCGGCCAGTTCGCGCAGCCGCCGCTGGCTCGTGAAACCATCGAGTTGGCCATCATGGAGTTCGGCCCGCGCCAGGCGCTCGATCTCCGGAAAGACGTACAGGACCGCCGCGTCGTAGAACCCGCCTTCGTGCAGATCCATCGCCCTGCGGAAGACCCGCTTCGCCTTGTCGTCTACGCCGTAAAGCGTGAGGTGGGATTCCAGCGAGGCGCGCACCTCCGCCCAGTTCGTCCGATAGTGCTCGTCCAGAAGGGCGTTCAGCTCTTCAGCGGTTTCGAGGGTGTCCAGGCGCTCGAACGGGGTGGTGTAGTGAGGCAACCACCCCGCCTCATCGAACAGCTTCAGCTCGCGGCCGGCCTTGGACATGAAGTCCAGCACCCGGTGCATAGGGGCGGTGAGCCTCGAGACCCAATCGAGACCACCGAACAACGCCTTTGTGTTGATCGCGGAGATCAGCGGACTTGTCGGCAGATTGATCGCCAGGTTCGGCACGAAGTTCAGCGTCCGCAGGGGCGTGTTCAGCCGCTCCACGCCCCGCATGATGGTCAGCCCGGGCGGAGTGAACGGCGCCCTCGCCCAAGGAAACCCCTTGGACGACGCTTCGAAAATTCTACGGGTGCGCTCGTGTTTGTCCATGGGTGTCTCCACGTCGAACAATACACGAACATCGTCGTTCCGGACAAGATCGGCTGGCTCAATCGGAAGAACGAGGAGTCCAACACCTCCTGCTCAAGGTAGCAGAATTTGAGGAGGTCCCGGAAACTCAGCCGGACCATGGGGGAGTCGTCGTCCCCGGTACGCTTTCGGACGCGGATGATGGGATAGCCGAGCAGCCTGAAGATCAGGTCGCTCAAATTCACGACGTCCTCACCGTAGACGACGGGACCGTCTCCCTTGACGCGTATCTGCAAGCTGATGGGGTCGCCATCGTCCTCGATCCACGACACCCGCGCGAAGCTTTCAGCCTTCGATCGTTCGATGAGCACGTCCCGGCCGGCAATCTGCAAGGTGAGTTGGACGGACACCATACGCTGCACTCCTCAGAGAGCAGTCCAGCAGCGCCAACCAGATGCTCGGAGCGACACCCGAACATCGTCTTCTGCTCATGCTCGTGGATCGCCTTGGCTTGCCCCTTGAGAGCGTCGAACATCGCCGGGCCATAAGGAGCGCCATCGGCGGACGCCGCCTTTTCGGCTTCGCGCGCCGCCCGCTTCGCGAAATACTGGAAGTGGGAGAGCCGCTTGTTTGCCTCGACGAGCCCGTACTTCTCCTTCCAACGCAGGAATGCGCTTTCCAAGGACGAGACGTCGTCCTTCATCTCGTCGATGTCAGCGAAGCTGATCGCGCCGGCCGCCATCTTGAGCTCCATCTTGCCCAGCCCAGGGGGGATGGATTCGCGGGTTGTGAAACCCGCAACGTTGAGAAGTTCGCCGACGTCGGATTGCGGCGCGGTGAGCACTGCCATGACCTCCGCATCGACGCGTTTGCGACGGGCGCGCAGCTGTTCGAGATGCTGCGGGAGGTCGTCCACGACGTCGTGGACATCGAGTACAAATCCCGCCAGGCCGAGCGACGAGACATCCCAGACGTGCGAGCGCAGCCCGTGCGCCATGGCGGCGAGTTCGGCCCAAGGCCGCTCACGCAGGTCGGGAAGCTCGCCGAGCGCGTTGATCAGTTCGATGTCGGGTTGGTCGATACCTGTTTTACGCTCTTCGATCGTGAGGCGACCACGAACGTTGACGAGATGTCGGTCCCGGACGCTGGCGACGAGACGCAAAGGCGGTTCCGCTATCAGATCAACTACGCGGCGCTGAAAACCCTGCAGATCCTCAGGTCGCGCTCTGATGTCGCCGCGGTGTATTGCGAACATCTTGAAGACGTTCTCATCGAGCATGTCGACGGGATGCTCACCGGGATCCAGGTGAAGAGCCGGGAGCTCAATCAGAAGCCGTTCAAGTCATCGGACGACTCCGTGAAAGGGTCGTTGGCCCGCTTCTGCGTTCGGGATGCTCGTTATCCGGGCCGCTTCAAAGGGTTCGTCCTGGCCACGAACTTCGTCTTCTTCTCGGGCCACGGTGTTGACGACCTCCGCAACATACTGAAGCGCTGTCGTGAGAACCCGAACCACACCGGTGTGGGGTCACGCGACAAGATCATCGCCTACCTGAAGGGCCTTGCAGAGCGAACAAACGTTCCGATCGAAGATGTGAAGCGCACACTGGCGATGGTCGCTCACTCACCCTCCAAAGTCGAACTCTGCGCCTCTTTCGCGGTGAAGCTATTCAATTCCCTTGAGTTGCAACAGCGCGAATCCGGAACCGGTCGTCAGCGGCGGGAACCTGATGGGAGAGGCGTGACGCAGCCGCAGCCTTTCTGGCTGCCAAGGCTGAAAGGTCGATGGGCTATCGTGGTGCCCTGCCCCGCTCCGCCGCCGGCCTTCGACTAGGCGCATCGATCAGAACCGTGGGAAGGGCGTGAACCGCCACGCGAGCAGCCTGCACCTCAAGTCTACGCAACGCGGCACGAGACCCCGACTTCAGTCGCGCGAGATCGGGATGTTCGCCCATCAGGTCCTCGACCATGACCCGGCTGGTGCTGTTGAGCCAGCGGCTGAGTTCTGCACTGGGCTTGCGTCCTCGACCAACGGCGGAGCCCAGGATGAACTGCGACAGCTTTTCCTGCTGTTTGCGCAGGTGGTCGCGCATCAGCTTGGAGCGGGTGATGTAACCTGCGTTCACGCCCGGGAGGGAGTGGTTCATCAGCAGGTGCATATCGACTTCGGACACCTCGGCGGCCTGGGCGAGCGTGCGATAGGTCTGACGCAGGTCGTTGCCCCAGTGGCTGAGGACGGTCCGATCTTCCTTGTGCTCGGACAGATGTCCGCTCGGCGCGTCGCTCGGGAACAGGAAGATGCGACCGCTCTCCGGGTAGATGATCGGCGCGATGCGACGCAGGCGGAAAATGCACTCCATCATCGCGCGCGAGAGGGGAATGTCGAAGGCCTTGGCCTCGCCGCCCTTGGGCTTGGTCAACCGGAGCACGCGCTCTTTCAGGTCCAGGTCCTCGATCCGCACCTTCTTCATGACCTCCGGCCGAGAGCCGGACAGCAGCAGGAAAAGGTGGAACTCGCGGCGGATGGGATTCTGGATCAGGGCGAGTTGCTCGAACCATGTCGGCAGATCCGCCACGCCCATGGCGGTATCCTTGCGGTGCTCGGGATTCCAGTCGACCGCGCTGACGGGGTTTTCAGGCGGCAGCTTCTTGCAGGTCTTGCGGGCGTGGTTGTAGACGGACCGGAAGCTACGCATGGCGCCGTTGGCGATCGCCGGCCCGTTGTTGGCGGTGATCTGGTCGTGGCGGTCCGTCACGAGGATCGGATTGTCCCCGAACTCTGACAAGGGACGCTCCAGCCAGTCGGCGAACAACCGCTCCATATGATCGACATAGCCACGCACCGTTCCCTCGGCGCGCTTCTTCCGCTCCAGGTGGGAGATCCTGAAACGCTGCCAGGCTTCGCCGAGCGTCGGCACGCCGTCAGGCGAAGTAATGGAGATCCCGCACAGGTCCGGCGCCGGCGGCTTTTCCTTCTTCACCTTCGGCGGACGGGGGTCCTCCCCTTTTCCGATCTGGCCGATGAGCGCCTTGGCCCTGAGGCGGGCGTCGCGCGAGCTGATCTCGCCGACCTCGCCGATCGCCATGCGGATGCTGCTGCGGCTCCCGTCGTCCCGATGCAGATCGGCCTGGATCGTGAAGGTCTTGGACGTCTTGCCGATGACGACGAAGAAGCCGCCAAGGTCGGTGTCGCGTGCGATGTACGGACGGTCGTGAGCGAGCGGCAGACCGATCAGGTTCTTGTCGGTGAGGCTCAGGCGGAGGTTCGACATGTGCTGACTTTTTCGGGCGAAAAACGGTGGCTTCGAAGGGCAGAAAAACGGTGAGAAAAACGGTGAGATTCACGCTGCCGGTCAGCAGCGTTTCAACCCGTAAATCTACGATAGCCCACGACGTCGCGCGAAAATAATCAATTAAATCAATACTGTGTATCGAGCTCTTTCGCTGATTTTGCGGCGTCTGGAGAACCAGAGATCGGCTTCTCTTAATCAGCGGGTCCACAGTTCGAACCTGTGATCACCCACCATCGTCGCTCTTTGATTTTACAAAACTTTCCTGATGGTGATGCCAGACACCCAACTAGCAGTTGGGAGTCCGGTTGGGCGTTTTTGTTCTCGTTTCGAGCTTTCGGATAGCTGAAGCCGCCATCGCGGGGTCTCGGCTAAGATAATGCGAATCGAGGATCACACCCACATCGCGCAGGCTGTGACCGGTGATCGTCGCGATTTCTGGAACGCTACAGCCGGCAACCGCAAGCCGCGTCACTGCCGTCCCGCGTAAGTCGCGGAAGGTGACATCCGTAACGCCAGCTTTCTGGCAGGCCTTACGCCAAGATGCGCGGAAGCCCGAACTGGTCCAGGCAAACCCCGCCTCGGTGGTCAGGATCGTCACCGCATCTTTTCTCATCTTGTGTGCCGCGTCCAACGCCACCTTAAGAGGCTTCCCTACTGGTATCGCGACGCGCGCGGCGGTCTTGTTCTGCCGAAGGCGGATGAACTGTCCGTCGTATGCAGTCCAAGTCAGGCCCAACAGGTCGCCTTGGCGCTGCCCCGTCCAGAGAGCTAGCAGGAGGGCGAGATGCAGGTGCGCCGGTGCCTTGCTCAAGAAGGCGGCTTCGTCAGCATCCGTCCAGACGCTATCGGCGCGCTCAGCTCGATAAAGACGTCCAATGCGCTCAAGAGGATTCAAAGGCGTGAGGCCGCGATCGGCGCTCCACGCCAAAGCGCGGGCGAACACGGCGAATCGGTAATCAGCGTTCCGACGGGACGGCACGGCAAGGCGGTCACGCCAGGCCAAAAACTCTCCCCGTGTGCGCCGGTCATGAAGCGCAGCGATGGGGAAATCCCCAAACTCGGCAGCAATGGCGCGAAGGTGTTTTTTGTAGTCGATCTGCGAGCGATCTGCGAGCGACTGAAAATCGGACGACGACTCGTACGCATCGAGAATGGTCGTCAGTGTGCCGGCCGGCTTGGCCTTCAGCGTCGCCACGGCAGCATTGTAGCTGGCGACGAACTCAGGCGATCGGGGTTTGCCTTCCAAGCGAGGGCCGCCCTTCCACGCATAGAAATACGTGACTGTGGAGCCGTCAGCCAAGCGTTTGCTGACGCGGTTCACGCCCTTCAGCTTAACGCGCATCTCTCCGGGCCTTCCAGTTGTCGAACGGATCTAACGACGAATTCTCCGCTTCTTTGCTCGCGAACTCAACTCGGATTGCACCTTCCGGCGTGATGGCGAACCCGCGCACCTGGCAGCCAGCCGCGAGAGCACCTTTCAGCGCCCTCGCGACATCGGCTTGCGTGAAGCGCGAAGCGGCCATCTGCCGACTTAGAAGCTGCCGTTGAGGCGAGCGTTGACCGAAGCCGACGGATTCGCGGCTGCGGTCGTGGCGACGCCAATCAGCGTGTTGCCCGATGCGGTCTTGGTCAGTGCCTTATCGGCGGCGATCCAATAGACCTTGTCACCAGGTGCGATGGCCTGTGCACTGACCTTCGGCAGATCGAAGACGCCTTCAACGTCGAGATCGACAGGCTCGCCGGTCGAAGCATCGCCATTTGCCACGCCGAAGATGGCGCCGACTTGAACGCCCTCCCCTGACTTCACATCGTACGGCGCCGGAAGGGTCAGGGTGCGACCCGGTTGAACATGATTTCGCATGGCTCAGATTCCTTTTGAGGTGTTGAATCGAATGGTCTTGATCGCCGGCCGGCCACTGATCTGCTGTTTCAGGTTTGCGACGTAACCGGCGAGGTCCGACGCTCGCGCGCGGCCGTAGGTGATGCTTTCGCCGGACTGGTCCGTCACCGTGACGGCCGAACGGCCGGTCATCAGCGAGTGATAGGCCGCTTCCGCTTCGACCAAGCGTTGCGCGAGCGTCGTCATCAGGCGGCGCCCGGGTTCTTGTAGACGCCGCGCGTGTCGATCACTCCCACGCCCACGTCCAGCAACACCCGCCATTCGCGACCCAGCGTGCGCCAGCCCTCGCGAACCTCGACCTGCGGACCAGGGGCGGCGCCCAGGTAGGCCAGTTCGAACACCGGCGCCGTCGCAGGGTCCGCCACGACGAACCATTGATTGCCGGTGATCCGGGCGTCGACGACCAGCTGCAGCTTTCCGGCGAACACGTTCTGGTTTTCGACTGCAGTGGCGTTCAGGGTCGCGAGGATTTGCTCAGCAGCCGTTTCCTGAGCGGCGCCGACGACCAGGAACTTCGGCGTGACGTTCGCCGGAGTGACACCGTCCAGCCCGGTCTTCGTCCGCAGCGATTGGCGAGCGGCGCTCAGCGTTTCGATCGACAAGGCAGCGCCCGCCGCAGCCAAGTTGGCATGTTCGGCATGGAATAGCGCCTTGCCGTCACGCATCTTGTAGGAACCGGTCAACGCGTCGGCGAGGAGCTTGGCTTCCTTCTCCGCAGCGAGGCGGCCGGCCTTCGACGCAACATCAGCAAAGGCGCCGATGTCATCATTGATCAGGGCGGTGCGTGTCAGCTCGATGATGCCGGCGTAGGTGGCCAGGCGGTAGGACTCCCCCGACTCCGTCAGTTGAACCGACTTGATCTCGCCGTGCTCAGTGACGCTTTGCAGTTCAGATGCCGTGGCCAGTTCGAGGACGCTGACCGGGCGAAGGTCCGTCATAGACCGGGGGCGAGCGAGGACCTTCAGAGGGCTTTCGGCCACACCGTACCCATGCTTCAGGACGCGGTTCGTCGCGCCGTCTAGGATCAGCGGGAAGTCCGACGTGCCCTGAGCGGACCGCGACAGAAGCTCATCCCGACCCAGGGCGGCGACGTTTTCACCCGCGCGCGCCAAGGATTGCCGAACGTGATCGTGGAGCCCCAGCGTCATGAGAGGGCGCGCCGCGTCGCTCGGAGTTACGCCCGTCATGCGACAGGCCAAAGCTTCGGCGTTGCGGGCAATCACGACTTCCGGCGCGGTGTTGTCATGCAGCACATGCGCGCGGATCTGCGACGCCGACTGCGACCTTTGCTGCATGGCCTCAAAGGCCGCCGCGCGTGCCGCGTTGATGTCTGCTGCCGCATCGATCTGGGTATCCGCCCAAGTGCGGTCCAGGCCGGCCGTTTCGGCGAGCGAACGGATTTGCGCATTGACCGCCGCGCGCGTCGCCGTGGCGTCAGGGTTCGGTTGTTCGACGGGATCTTGTTCCGCCACTTGGGTCGTCATGGATTCGCTCCGGATGAAAGCCGACGGGTCGGCGGGGATCGGCACCAGAGAAGCCTCGAGGAGGGTCCATTTGGTCGCCGTACGGGTCCGGGGGCCGCCGGAGCGAGGGGCGGACTCGCTCCATTGGGTGACCCGGTAGCCGATTGAGATGCCGGTCAGGTCGCCGCGCTCAATGGCGTCCAGCGTTGCCGGGTTGGAGATGCGCAGCGTCGCGTCAATGCGATCAGGCTCAAACCGCACGTCGATGACACGTCCGAGCACGTCGGAGATGGAAGTTTGACGGTGAGCGTCGAGAACCGGGATCCGCTCACCGATCTCGACATTGTCGCGGCCGATAGCGAGTTGCTCGATGAAGCCTTGACGGCGGACCGCCGCGCCGGTCGAAAGGGTGACTTCCACCGTCCCGGCGTCTCGGTCGAGTGTCTCAGGTTTGAAGGTGATGGCCGCTCGCGTCATTGTCGCCAGCCGTTCGATGGTATCGGTCATTGGAAAATGCTCCGGCGAACGGGCCGGCCGTTTTCATCGGCAATGGGCCGCGACATGCCGGCTAGGATCGCGTTGCGTCGCCGCAAAGCCTGAAACGCCGTGGTATCGACTTCCGGCTTGATGGCGGGTTTGAAGGCGTCAATCATCGCTCTGCCCTTCCTGCTGCTGTGGTTGAGGCTCAGCGGCGGGAGCGACGCCAAATGAGAGGTTGAGGGCCGTTTCGCGGGCGCGGTCAGCGGCGATCTCAGCGTCCAACGCCTCGACCGACCATCCCGCTCAGCGACGGCCTGGCGCCGCGACATAAGTCCCGCGTCGATCAGCTCGCGGTAGGCGGCTGCGTCTTTCGCCGGATCGATCCACGGCGGCGCGGGGAATAGAAACTCAGCGCGCGTCCAAGCCTTCGGGTCGCTCTCGAAACCGTCGGCTTCGAGCTCGCCGGCCAGGATCAAAGACGTGACCGCACGCGCATGGACGCGGCGCAGCAGGACCGGCGCAAGCGTGCCGTACTGAACCTGCTCATAGCGCTGGCGGAATGCGACTAAGTCGGCTCTAAGGCTGCCGTAGTTGGCTTTGGAGAGATCCCCCGACACCACGTGTGCTGGAACGCCCATGCCAACGGCGACGGAGCGCAACTCAGCGGATAGAAACTCCGGCGCCTGTTGAGCCTGCTGTGGCGTCGCGAACTTGAGCGAGTAGCCACCTGGCACGTATTTGACGGTGCCAGGTTCAAGGCCTTCCACCACAACCGAGCCGATTTGCTGCCCTTCGAACGGATTATCGCCGCTCAGGTCATTGGCGTTCTCGAGGACGCCAGCGAACATGGTGCTGACCTTGAAGCCGATCAGGAGAGCATTACTCAGCTCATCAATATCGGTGAGCTTGGGTAGCACGGCAGCCAGCCAAGACACGCCCCTTACCTGTCCGGCGCCAAGTGGACGGAAGATGTGGATCACGTCCGCAGCATCGATGCGTTGCGGCGCGGTCATGACCATCCAGGCTGACGCAGGAAGCTCAGGCCGAATCCAGTATGCGACGCGGCGACCGTGGCCATCAAACTCGACACCGCCGACGATCTGATGCCCGCCGGGCAAGTCGCGCGTCTCATCCTCTGGCAGCATCTCGGCCGGCAGCAGACGTAGACGCAGCCCCTCCGGCGTGTCCACCATTGTCAGCAGGGCTTCACCGTCGATTACGAGGGAACGCGCGATCTCCGATTGGAGTCCGTACCAGTCGGTGATGCCGTTGATGTCCGCGACATCGCTCCAGTCGTCCAGGGCAGCGGAGATCGCCTTGCGGGTACCTTCATCGAGATGCGTCGGCGTCGCGCGGGCGCCAGTGCCCACAAGTGCGGTAACCCACGCTTCGACGGCGGCGCGGGCATGAGGATTATTCGCATAGGCGTCACGGGCCCTCCGACGGATCGGGGCCGTGGCGGCAAGCGTCTCCGTGGCCACCCTGCCGAATGATGGGGTGCGTCCAGCAAAGCGGCCATTCGCGGCTTCGAACCGCCGGGTTTTCGGCGTGGGGGCGATGAGCTTTGCGACGGCCGTACGGGTGCGATCGATCAACCTCATGACATCAGCGCCTTGAACGTCTCGGCATTGCGCCGGAAGAAGTTGAAGAACACCTGCTCACCGGACTCTGAGGCGAGGCCGCGCTCCAGGGCATCAGCTGCGTCGAAGACGTTGACGACCTTCATGCTGCCCCGCGACCCCGCCAACCCGCCGTTCTTGCGGTGACGTGGATCGTCCTCCGTCAGCACTTCCTCGTTGCGCAGAAGGATGGCCGGGACTTCGTCTGGGGCGAGCCCGGCAAGGCCGCCGCCGTGGTAGCGCATGGCATTCGCGAAATGCATGGGATTCACGGGTGCAAAGCCGCCGCCCGTGCCGACCAGGCCACCGCTGTGGCGGAACAGACCGCCGATCAGACCTGCAATCCCTCCACCAGTTCCGGACGCCTGACCAGTGCCGCCGCCTAGAGCGTTCAGGATCGCTTGCTGGGCGATCATCATCGCGATCTGACGAAGAAAGTCCGCAGCGTAAGACAGGAAGGCGTCGCGGAGGCTTTCGAACGCGTTCTCGCCAGCCGCCAGCGAATCCATGAAGCGATCGATGGCGTTCGCGCCACCCTGCGACAGCATCTGGTTGATCTGCGTGCCGGTGACGACGGCCGTCTGTCCAACTCGCTCCATCACATGCTCGAGTCCGACGTATTTCAGGATCGCAGCCTCGACCTCGGGCCCGCTTTGGGTCCGAAGGAATGTCAGCGTATCGCGGATGGCGATTAGGAGAGCCGCGTTGATCTGGTCCAACTGCTCACGCAGAGCGGCGACGCGCGACGTATCGCCGGCATCGGCCGCCGCTTGCATCTGCTGCATCAGTTCTTGGCGAACGGCTTGTTTGTCTGAGACGGCCTTCTCAAGATCCGCCTGGCGTCGCTTCGTGGCTTCTTGATCGTACAGAAGACCTAACAGTTCACGGCCTGCGGCGAGCCGCCCCTGGTCGGCGCCCTCCATCTCTTTGGCTAGCGTCCGCTGGATGTAAGCATCCCGGCTTTCGACCTCGCCGCGCCTCAGCAAGCTGAAGGCGCCATTCTTCGATTTTAGCCGACGCCTCCTGTACCTTTTGCGCGTCGTACAGGGCGCCGACAGAATCCCGGATTGATTGCGCCTGCTCCGCGCTGAGCGTCAGGCCGGCATCTTTCGCCTTGGCCCGCTCACTCTCGATTTCCGCGAGAATACGCGCCTCGCGCTCGGCCTGACCAATCAGCGTGATTTCAAAGGCCCGCTCGGCGTTGGCCTCACGCAAGCCCTGCAAATAGTCCTGCTGCTGCTCCGCTCGGCGTTGGGCATCACTGGCGCCGCTTCGATCCGGCGTATGGGTGTTGGCAGCCGGCGGCGGGCGAGTCGTGGTGTCTGTCGTCGGCGCGCTGCGGCCCGAGGCGCGGTCCAAGGCTGCAATGCGGCGATTGACGTTGTCTCGTTCGCGCTCAAGGTTGCTGATGACGTTAAAGGCGTCGCCCCGTCCCAAGAAGGGCGATCCTTGCGGAACACCGCCACGGCCCGACGCGATGACGCGCTGCTGTTCTTTGATCCGGCTATCAATCCGCGCGTGCTCCGCGGACAGCCAGGCGCGGCTGTTCTGATTGACGCCTGGCATGCGCGAAACAATCTGGTCTATCAGGCCAAGGATGCTCGACAGCTCTCCCTTGATGGCATCCCACTGAATGCCGCTCAGCATCTGGCGGCCGAATGCGCCCCAGGCTTCGCCGAAGTTGTCCAGGGTCCGCCCCCACGGGCCATCCATTTTGCTGGCGATGGCGCCGTACTTCCGTTCGAAGATGGCGAACGCCTCGGTGCGCGCCTGAGCGTCCTTCTTGGAATCCCTGAGCTGCTCGATGTGTTTCCGCTCGGACCGCGACAGGAAGCCCAACTGATCGTCCAGCGCCAGGACCTGATCGGCGTTGCCGGTGAAAGCCTCGGTCACCTCATTGATGGAGTCGGCAAGCTCGCCCTTTGTAACGGACGCCAGCCCCTTCGCGGCAGTTGCGAACCGATCCAAATATTCGGGCCGCACGCCTTCACGGAGCGAGGTGCGCAGCACGCCCCCGACCTCATCCGCTTTCAGCCCCAAATCCTGAAGGGTCGCTGCGTATCCAATCAGGCTGGATCGTGAATAGTCAGCCGCGTTCCCGGAGGTCGCTAGCGCGGTCTGAACGGTTTCCAGCCGCTTAGCTTGATCACCCATCTGTTTCAGCGCGACGATGAAGGGCGACACCACCAAAGCTGCGGCGGCGATGGCTGGCGTCAGCCTCAGTATCGCGCCCGTGGCCTTGGGAAAGATCTGCGCGATCTGGCCGCCCTGCTGCGCAAACGCCTGCAATGGCGAAGTGCCACTGGCGATCTGCGTCACGAGGTCGTTCACCTGGTAGCCCAGGTTCTGCATCTCATGAGGCCGCAGCCCCAACCTTGCGACCGGCGATTTCTGGGCACCCAGCGCCCCGCCGCGACCGACGGCAGCATTAGCGACGGCGTTGGCGCGCCGCTGTGCTGCCGTCATCTTGTCCAGGCTGGCAGAGACCCCGTCGATCGCCGCGTCAGCCTTCTTGGCGCCGCTGGCGATCTGATCAAATGCCGCAAAGCTCCCTCGCCGCCCTTGGACCTTTGACAGTTCAACACCCGCGTCGTGGTACGCGGCTCGCGCCTGTCGGGCAGCATCACGAGAGGCTGCGAAGTCCTCACGCATTTGCTTTGACGGCCGCCGCATAGCGCTCATGCGCTGGCCCAGAGCTGTGGATGCTGCCGCCGCCTGATCGCTTGCGACCTTCAACTCGTTCGCGGACTGAACCGCGCCGGCGTACAGGTCTCGGCGGGCCTGTGTGCGCTTCTGGGCAGCGGCCAACCGCTTCAGCGCCGACTCCGCCGATTTCACGCCGGCGCCGGTCTCATCCTTTGCTCGGATCCGGAGATTGACGTCGCGACTGTTCGGACGAGCCATGGTCAGGCGGTCCCCACTGGAATCGAAGCAGTTAAGGCGACAAACTCAGTCACGGATTGCGAATATTGCCGCATGTCGTGCTTGGCGACTTCTCCCCAGATGACCGCCGACACACTCGAGCTGAATCCAGATTCACCCGGTTCACGCAGAATCTGGACAGCAGCGCCCACGCGGGCTGCGGCCGCGACTCCACCGTGCGCCTCCGCGCTCTTCAGCAAAGCTGCAATCAGCGCCATGTCGAAGTCGGGCTGCCGTACCTGCGGCCCGGCTTCGGTGGTCATCCAGTGGAGGTCTAGCAGAGCGCCGATACGGTCCAGGGCGCCCACGACCGTAACCTCAACGATGCCCGTCGCCGCAACACGATCCATCAGCGGCGCTCTTGAGCGAGTGCGGCGACGGCGCTGAACGGCAGCAGTACGGCAGCGATTTTGCTCCAAACGATCGCGTCATCGCCAGATGCACGCAGAGTGTTAAGGGCGACGCCAAAATCCCACAACTGCTGCGGTTTCACATCGTCGCGGGATGCGATGGCCGTGAGTAAATGCTGCCGAAACGCCGACACCCGATGCCCATCGATGAAGGGGCGTCCTCCGACAACTTGCAAATAGTCATCGAGCACGCCAGCTAGGTCCGGAGCCAATCGGCAGACCACGTCGGCAATCACCGCATGCGCCTCCAGCGGCGTCATTGCACAGCACCTAACGCGGCCTGAACGCGAGTTGCGATGTGGGCGACATTGATCGTCAGCACTGAAGCTACGGCACCTTCCGCATCGAGACGCATCGGATCGGGATAGAGGTCCCTGCCGAACCGCCACACTCGACCATCATTGCTAGTTCGTGCCCAAATCGGGATCGCCCGCATCTCGCCGGTTTCAGGATCCGGCCGGCGGGTGACCTCGATCAGCCACCGCTCGCCATCCGCGATACGCGGCAGATTGGCTCCAAGGCTGATTGGATAGGTGCCTGCGATCAGATCCACGACATTGCGGCCGTTCCGCAAAGTGGACTCCAGCATGGCCACATCAGCGGAGGTCACGCCCTGATCTAGGGCCTCCGTAAGTATGGCGGCGAGAACAGCTTCCTCGACATTGATCAGGTGATGGCCCTGTCCATTGCGCGCCGCCGACCGCAGATGACCGCGCTGATGCAAGCCACGAAGCTGAACCAGGACGCGCTGTGCATCAGGCCGGTGCGAAACCGTGGCGATCGCGTCGGCGGTTTGGGAGAGCGAAAATGACATTTGGAGAGCGCCTGAAGGACTGCGTTAAGTCACTGAAACAGACTTTCCGGACGCCATGTCAATAGTACTGAGAAAACAATATGAAGCTTAAACGCAATATTCAGAATGATAAACGTCAATAGAAATGAGACATCTATCAACAAAAAATACCTATACTTGATTTGCTAAAGCAGATCGCTTAGTCATCGATCGTCCCCGCGAGGCTGGCCGGCCTGAGAAGCGTGGGGGCGCCGTTATGCAGGCGGATGCATAACGGTCGGGAATGGGGTCATCACCTTCCCAGGTAGCGGGCGGCAGGAAACTTCCGATCTGTTAGGTCAGATAGTCAAATCGGTAACTCCTTGTGGGAAAGCCGGCGGCCTGCGCGATGCGGCCGCCGGCTTTCTTGCATTTCGGGTCATTGTTTGAGTGACGATTGTCACTAATCAAGTTGCATTGACGACGATTATTATTCGTTCATCATGAATCACGCAGCAAATGACTTGCTGCCGGGAGTGGAAACCCGCTAGGAGCCAAGTTCAGTCACCCCG